GCTTTTCAGCAGGGAGGTCAGCGCACTGATGCTGGACAGGTAACGCATGGTGACCGTAGCGCGCTGCACCGATTTGAGCGCGTCCGAGTTGGCCGCCTCCTGTCCGTGCGCGTTGACCCACTTGACCCACACGGCTGCGGCGTCGGCCCAGGCAGCCACCTGCGCCCCGCTCGCATCCTCCGACAGGGTCGGATTCTGGAACGTGACAAAGGTGCGCATTTCGCCAGGGTTTGACATTTTTCCGTTGAGGATCATTGTCGTTTGTCTGATTTTCTGCGGCGCGGCGTCAGGCCTGCGGCGCGGTAAATATCGGGCATGGACTCGCGGGTATAGCGGTCGTGTTCGCTAAGCGCTGCGGTCAGGTTGGCCAGGCGTTCGGTGGTCAGCACGTTCTGCTTTTTGATCTCGTCCGTCGCCTGGGCAATTAATTCCATCGCATGCGTCTGGCGTGATTCCTGTTCCAGCTTGCGTTTGGTCTCTGCGGTGCGTTCGGCGCGCGCCTGGGGGATGACGCGGTCGCGCACCCAGGGCCAGACCTCGCGCATGGCGAACAACAGCAGGACGGCTGTCCATCCGTAATCGCGCAGGCTGAGCATGTAGGGGTCTGGCGTCATAAGCGTTTCCACAGCAACGCTACGGAAGCAGGGCGTCCGTGGCGGAGATCACGACGACCTGGTAGATGCTTTCCGACAGGTCGCCTGTGGCGGTCTGCTGGATCTCGCCATTCTCGCTAACGACGGTCTCGAACGAGGCCGAAGCGCTGCCAGACGCGCCATAGACGCCCACCAGGCTCAGCACCTGGTCGCCCACCTGCAAGCCAGGGCACTCGCACCCGCCCGCGCCGTCGCACCCGTAAAACACGTACGTGCGCCTGCGCAGGGCGACAACTTCGAGCTGCGCCAGGGCGGACGTCAGGCCGAAGTTCAGCACATCCGTGTTGCCGATCATCGCGGGATTCTCGTGCCACATCACCAGCAGCATCCGCGCCGCGGCCTTGGCTGTGACGTGGATGGTTGCATCGGTGGCCCAGTCGCGGCCCGTGGCGTCACGGATGAACGCGTCGATCTGCGGCAGTAACAGCAGCATGTTGGCGTCATCGTTGGCGGTGCGCAGGACTGTGGCGGCTTCGCTGGCGGTCAGGATGTTCGGCATAAATCCGTCCTCCTCCCCGACTCACATCGGGGAGGGGTAATTTCAGGCGATGTAGTACAGGTCGAGCACCTTCGTGCCGTTGGCCGTGCCCGCGAGGGTGTACATGTTCTTTTCGACCTCGTCGGCGTCCACGTAGGTGGTGCCAGCGTCCGCGGACCCGTCAAAGATCGACTTGATCATCAGCTCGTCGTGGTCGACGATTTCGGGCAGGCCGAACGAGCTGGCCTTGCCGATGCTGACGGTGTCGCCCGAGGCGTTGGTCTTGGCGGGGAACAGGATCGAGGTGACGGTCGCAAAAGCCTTCGCGCCTTCGACCTCGGTCGATCCGTTCAACGCGATGGTGTCGGTGATCTCGTCGCCGTCCACGTTGGTGCCCGTGATGACCACGTTGCCAGCGATGCCCGACGCGTTGCCCTTGACGGTGCAGGTGCGCGGCACGTCGGGGTTGGTGATGTCCGTGGTCACGGTCTGGGCGTCTGCGCCCAGAGTGACAGCGGCATGGACGCCCGTGGCGGATTTGGCCGCTGGGGCGATGGAGTAGTGATGCAGGAACGCTGTCGAAAGCGCGCCCACGCCAGCCACCACCAGCGCGCCGCCCTCGATCACGGCCTTAGCCCCAAATTCAAGGGTGCCGTTGATCTGCCAGCGATCGCCGCCGTCCATCTGTTTGTTCTTGGCTACGGAATAATCCGTCATAGGATTCTCCTTTGGAGATTATTTTCGTCCTGCTCCAGGCGCTTGCGAACCTGGAGCAGGGAGAGGACGGTGCAAACTTACGACGGCAGGGTGACCTTGAGAACGGTCAGCGCGTCGCTGTCGAGGGTTTCGCAGTCGAGGCGGGCAATGCCGCGCACCTCGGTGCTGTTCGAGCGCCAGGCGCTGCCGCCGATGTTGGTCGAGGCAAACTCCAGGCCCGAGCGGCGGAACAGGGCCACGAACTCGCGGGCGTCGCCGATGGCGATGCGGGCGCGGGCGGGGCCTGTCATGTTGGCCCAGTGGGCATCCGAGAGGTAGACCACGGGACGGCCCTTCACGCGGAACGCGGTCGGGCTGCTGGGATCGGGCTGGAGCAGCGGGCGGCCCGTGCCGTCCTCAAGCTGGTCGAGCACATCCAGTCCGCTCTGGTTGGTGGCGATGATGGCCGAGGCGGAGAACGCGGGATCGAGGGTCTTGTTGAGCACGGTCTTGATCGCGCTCAATGTGGTCTTGTAGTCGCTGACGGCGGTGCCCGTGATGGCGTTGAACTTGGTCAGCACCAGGCTGTTGTGCGTGAGCACAAGCTTTTTGGCGAACCAGCGGCTCAGGTAGGCCATGATGTTGACGGGCGTGTCCTGCATCAGGGAGTTACCCACGCGCAGGAAGTCCGAGAACTCGCGCAGGGCGTACTCGATCTTGTTGAACTTGGGCGATTCGCCCTCGTCGCCATCGGCCTTGACGGTCAACTCGGTGGTGGTCTCGGTCAGCCCGCTCGAAGCCGCGAACTGTTCGATCACGCGCCAGCCCGAGTAGGTGTTGACGTCCTCGATGCTGACATAGTTGCCCAGGTCGACATACGCGCGCATCAGCTCGCGGATTTTGTTGTCGAACTCGACAGGGTTCAGGAAACCGCCATCCTCACCCGCGGGCGAGCCGCCCGTTTCGGTGAGGGCATTGATCAACAGCGGGAAACGCTGTGCGCCGCCGTTGGCGTGCAGGTTCTTCGGGCTCACGCCAGCGCGGAAGGCCTCGAACCACTGATCGGCGTATTCCCTGGTCTCGCGCAGGGCCTTGACCTCGCGCGGTTCCTGGTTGCCCATCGGCGCGAAGCGCTGCTGGGGGCTGGGGGTGTCGCTGGTGGCGGCCAGGGTGGACAAGTACAACTTGTTGGACTGGTCGTACTCGCTGTTGGCGGCGTCGAGGCTCCCCTGAAGAGCGAGCGCCTCGTCGTACTTGCCTTCGTCGTTCAGGCGGACGACATCCGACGCGATGCGGTTGCGCTCAGCGTTCGCCTTCATGACACGGTCGTACAGATTTTTGATGGTCATGCTATTTCTCCTTGATTAGGTATGATCGGGCTTGAGCGGCCAGACGCTGCGCGCGGCGCTCGGTTTCGTTACCCGCGGGTTGCTGGGGTTCCAACAGCGCGCGCGGGATATTCACAAATTTGGCTTGCATGCTGGCCAGGTTGACGTAACTGGCCTTGGACGATCCGCTGACGATCTCGTCGGCGAACCCGTTGGCAATGGCCTCGCTGGCGGTCATCCAGGTTTCGTCGTCCATCATCTTCGAGAGCTTGAGCGAGTCGAGTTTCGTGCGGGCGGTGTAGCCCTCGACGATGCCGCTCTTGATCGATTTCAGCTCGTCGACCAGCCCCTTGAGTTCATCCACGCCGAAATACCCGAGGATGCCCACCATCGGGTTATGGATCATCATGTAGGCGCTGGCCTGGATTTTGATCCTGTCACCCGCCAGGGCCACCATCACGGCCGCCGAGGCCGCCACGCCGTCGATCTTGACCGTGGTTTTGCCTGGATAGTCGCGCAGCATGGCCGCGATAACCGAGGCCGCGATCAGGTCGCCGCCGTAGCTGTTCAGACGCACCGTCACAGGCGCATGGCCGTTGGCATACAACTGGTCTTTGAACTTTTTCGGTGTGACCTCGTCATCAAACCAGGAAAACTCGGAGATCGGGCCGTACAGCTCGACCTCGGTCTCGCCGCTTTCAGACTGGGCCGCGTTGCGGAACGTCCAAAACGGCTCGAACGGTTGGGCATTGCCCTCGAACACGCGGATGGGCTGATTAGGCATTTTGATCTCCGTTGATCGGTGTGTAGTTGCTGGTCATGTAAAATTTATCCCCGCCAGGATAGGCGCTGACGTCGTCCTTTTCGCGGGCTTCGTTGGGCGTCATCTGCCCGCTGCGGATGCGGATCTCGTTGGTTTCGGCGCGCCCCTTTGCGTCCATGCGGAGCAAAGCCTCGCGCACGAACCTGAAATAGTTTGTGGCCTGCGCGCGCCCTGCTCAAACGGCACCAGGTACGCGTCCAGCGAGCCCTGCAAATACTCGATGTATTTTTGCTCGTTCGAGTTGTAGGCTTCCTTGCCGCGGTTGAGCATGTGCAGCGGGATGCCGCAGAAGGTGGCCAGGCGCACATCGTTCGCGTCGATGCTTTCCAGGAACTCGGCATCGGCGGGTTTCATGGTGATGGGTTGAAAGCTGGTGATCTTGCTGTCGAACACGGCCAGCCGATAGGCGTTATTTGTGCCGCTCATGGCCTCGCCGTACGAGTCCCGATATTTCGCGCGGCCTGTCGCATCCAGCGGAGAGTTGACGGTGATGTACGCGGACGGGTTGAGGCCCTGCGCGTAAAATTTGCCCTGCGTCTTGAACGCGGCCAGCTGGCGGCCGATGGTCTCGCGCGCGTACTGGATCACTCCGCGCCCCTCCATGCCTGTCTCGTCAGGGTTGATCAGCAGTTGCAGGATCTCCACGCCTGGGATGTACTCGGTCTGACCGTTGGTGAACGTATGCCGATACCACAGATTGCCCGCCGTATCAAACACGGGTTTGGTACGGTCCGCGGGCAGGATCAGTTTTTGAGGCGGCCAGACGGGTGGCGACCAGATATAAGCGTTTCCGTGGTGGAACTGCCAGAGGATGATCTGCTTTTTGAACAGGAACGGCGTCCAGCCCCACTCGTTGGGAGTGACTTCCAGCAGGTAGGCGTTATTGCGCAGGAACGCGTCAGGCTTGACCTGCTCGATGCTGCGCCCCACGCGCTGGATCTGCTGGAACGGCAGCTTGGCTACGTCATCGCTCAGGATGTTGCCCGCGCGATAAACAATGTCGATGCTTTTGGCGCTGTCGGGCGTGACGACCTCTCCCGAGCTGGTAGCGCCCAGCCCGTCGACCAACTGCGACAGCGTCATGCTGGTGGCCGTGTTGCGAAACGACTTGGCGATTTTCCCGACGATCACGCGGACCTCCCGTACATAAAGGCGCCAGTCACCAGCAGGATTCCCATAGTTATCCAGGCGGCGGGCACATAGACCAGGCTGACGCCATACACGAGGCAGACACAGCCCAGGATCATTGCAACATCGTCGAGGTACTTCGCAAAGGTTTTTAGCATGATAGTTAAACAAAAACCGCCCAACAGTCAAAATTGACTGTTGGGCGTTCATCTCCAACTTTGTCCGCACGAGAGCGGGCGACTCAGATTATAAGGCTGTGGCGGGCGGCGTGAGGGGGGCACGTCGCCCAACCACGTCGTTAGTGTAGCATATATTTTCTATTTTTTGCAAGGGGCAATTTCTATAACGGTTTGCGTTACTGGCGGGGCGACC